TTATTCTCCGGTATTATTAGTGCTTTGTTATAGTAGTTACCCAGCATCACTCCCATGTGTGCTAATTCACCTACTGTGTATTGTCCGTTTACTACAGAAACAGTCCGATTAGTTCTAACATTGCCTACTAAAATACTCGCCTCGTCCTGACCTATAGCTTCTGATGAGTCACAATTATGAACTGAAGTTTTCTTAGCACAATAAGTATGCGTTTTTGTGGTAAAATTATTAACAAATCCACTATATTTTGAAGTTTTTATTTCTTTAATTTTCAAATATACTTTATTATTATCTATCCAAGCATATTCTTTATGTCTTCTCCTATCGAATATAATACCTAACCCAAATATCTCATTACATTCTCTTGATGCTATTGAAAGCTGATAGGCTTTGGTTGATTTACATTTAACATTATTGATAAAATGAATTTTATCGTTTTTTCTCAAATACGAAATACTTGATAAATACCCACATGATAAAAGAATATCCTGTATATCAATTAATAGTTGTTTACTCACCGATACTAAACTACCCACATTTTTACTTATACATCCATCCCCTTCCATATACCCTTTAAATAATGCCATTTTTAACTTTCGAGGAAGTATCTTAACCCATTCAGGGATATGTTTATTATGAGCTCCATCTCCAAATTGAGATAAAAACATATTATATTGCACACATGAAAAATACATTCTGATTACATTATTTTCAAGAACATCGTAAGTGCTCATTTTTCTATCAAACAAAGATTTAACAATATCTACACACCTGTTAGCCAATTCTCTCTCTTTTTTTAAATTAAGAACCATCTCAATTTTATTCCCATTCTCTTTTTTCCTCCACCCTTCAGCTAAATAAAGACCTGTTAAAAACCAAAAATCTTCTTGTAAAAGGACATCTGAAGATACTTTGGCATAAGAACGTGCTTTATGATAAGTCCATTTACTACTAATTTGCTTTGCTGTTAAAACCGATTGATATGGTAACGGATATGATAAAATATCATTTTTAACTATATCCTGAGCATCTTTCCAACATTCATCCATTTCGTAATAGCGAATATTTTTTGGTTTATTTTTTATAAGAGTTTGTGTTGTCGATACAATTTTATTATTTTTCAAAACTCTAATAGGATGTTCCCCTGTAAATCTGTCACCATCCATACTAAGGGATGGAATAATCTCATAAATAGAGCCATCAAATTGTCTATGTTGAATATCGGTAATACTTACAAAATCCCCATCTTTGTCCATTAATTTATCAGACATAATAATATCTTCTATTTTTTTACATCCCTCTTTAGTAACAACTATTTCACCGTCTGGCAAACAGGTGACCATATATTGTTCGTATCTAAGGGGTTTTTCATATATCTTTATACGTCCTTCTTCTAATGTTCTAAATATGAATTTACCCTGCTCTTCAAATATCTCTCCTCTGTCTTTAGGACGTTGTTTCATTCCTTCTTGACGTTGCAGTCCTTTAGTGTCAAAAAAGTTGCTTCCTGATACTACAAATGCGTCTTGCCATGTGCTTGGAAACTCTCTATTCCAAATATCCATATCACCTTGACACTTATTTACTATTGCCCACCGTCTCCAATTTAATTGCTCATCTGTAAGGTCATGCGTAATTTTAAGCTCTTGTTCATCTTTAATAAATACTTCTTTACTCATGTCTGATGTGAATTTAATACCATCAAGACGATAAAAATCTCCCCCCTCCAATGACATCGAGTATTCGTCCATCCAAAACCAGGGGATAAATATAGGTATCCAATCTGTTTTGCCTTGTACTGCTTTAACCCACTCATCATAAAACTCGCCCATACCTCTTGCAGTGGATTCACCTATGATAATTGTATTAGATAAATCAGGTACAGATTGAGATAACCCCCCCATAACTTCTTTGAATTCACGAAACAGGGCGATTTCACTCAGATGTACGATTTGAAAAGTATGTGAACGTGCTGCATCTACACTATCTGCTGTTGCAATAATGATTTGAGAGTGCATATCTTCAAATTCTAATTTCTTCTCGTTAGACTTCTTTAGTGTTGGTGCTAAATGTTTATTGGGGTGTTTCTCAAGTTCTGAATGGTAGAGTTTGCTCATTTCAAATAAGTTAGAAGCATGTTCTTTATCGTCAGCCATAATTAAAGCATTAATATTTTCTGTTTGAGAAACAATAGAATATATTATTGCCTCAGTTAAAGTTGAATTATGAGAAACAAATCCATTGGCTATAAAAGTTTTTGCTGATGTTTGTAGGTCAACTACATCTTGCTCACCAACAGATTCTATATTAACTATTTTATACCAAGACTGACACCCCTTGCTCCTACCTGGTAAACATTTGTCTTCCCACCATTTTATATCTAATGCTTTTGATGGTCTAGTCTTACCAATAAGTCTGAATAATTCATCAATTCTGCCTAAAACTAACCTACCAACTGGATTATCACTAAATTTACCACCGTTAGGTATAGAGAGCCTCTCATCTAATTCTTCTCTAAATTTATATCCATTATCTTGTAAGTATTTTCTAGCTCTGTCTAAAACCATTCCTGGTCGTTGAGATATTGTCATTTCACAACCAGCCCTACTTTTTTTTCTTACAGTACCTTCTCCATCTATTATTCCGCCAAACCAACCATCTTCATAATTTGATTCTCCCCAAGGTGTTGTTATATGCCTTAACACATCACCTACTACCATATCTTCTACGCTTTTCCATGTAGTATCAGTAGATTTTCCTCTCTTGGATAAAAACCTATGCTTTGCTGTGGCTATCAAGAACCTGCCATCTTCTATTTCTATCTTAAATGCTTCTTGTTTTATTGTTCTTATGCCCTCTATTATACTTTCTCTAATTCTTCTTTCCTTTCCTTCTCCTGGCAAATTCTCATCTACTGCAATTAATTTTTGCCCTATCTTTGCGTCTTTTATCTTAATCCAACATAAATCTCTTGTTAATACTGGAGTTTCAGGGTCTAAACAAATTCCTTCCTGCCTTGCTTTAAGACACCATATACGAATAGGTTTGCCTTCTTTTTGGTAATAACGAATTGCATCTATAACAGCTTTTTGTGCAGAATTAGGAATAAGCCTGATTAAATCAGCAGATTTAGTCTTAATAGATAAAAGACCGTTCTCTATTAGGTAGAATGGGTCTTGGCTACAAATTAATTTCTCGTCCCTCGCTAACTCATCGTCAGTTTTGGTCGGTGTAATATCCTCTAATACGGTTGACTGTTTCAGTTCTTTCCTCTTTAGTGAGTTTAACTTCACCTGTGTGTTCTACTTCGTGTCTGTCTCTCCATAAATCTGGTCGCCTGTTCTTTAGCCAGAATATGATTGCTGTAGTGTCCGGTGGATAATATTTCTTGTCATGCTTGAATCCGATTGCCTTATTATATAAACTCTTGACTACTTTCTTATCAGCTACAAGCTTCCCACGTTCTAATGCAGATTTGAACTCTGGTTCATGTTTGTATTTGTTAAGAGTAGTTACTCCTACGTCCAGGATATATGCTATCTCTTTGTCTATAAAACCAAACCCAGCTAATCTTTCAACTTCTTTTAAGGATATTGTATCTCTTTTACTTTTCATAATATTTAAGGTGGGGAGCAGGTTTTGATTTAAGTGAGGGTATCCCCTCTCCTGCAAGTCCATAGCTTAGTCATCTATTCGTATGTCTCGGACTGCCAGAACAAGTAAAACCAAATTACTTATCTGCACCTTACCCCTAAGCTGGGTTGTTAGGTAATCCCCATTCAAAAGAACTAACTATATATATACCACAATATGTTGTGTGTGTCAATAGTAAATTATTCTTTATTGTCTATATATAGTTTCATAAGACAAGCATAGTTTGAAAGGTCTTGTAGTGTATCCCCTATCGATTCATTCTTAGGTTCTTTGCCATTACATAGTTCACCAAGTCGTACTACTTTAGTTGCTATGTGGTTTAAGAAGTTTAGCTCTGTAGATTCTTTACATATCATAGATGATAGCCTGAAGTTTAAAAAGCAATCATCATTGTTAGCATAATCATGGGCTTTCTTTGTTAGAATACCTATACACTCTGAAAAGAATTGTTCTGCCTTACTTTCTTCTGTTTTGTAATCCATTATACCTCC